AGAAGGCGAGAATTTCCCGCAATATCACGACTTCTTGAACACCTTTTATACTGATGTGTACGCGACAATTGATGTTATCGGAGAGTACATACGCACATTAGACGCCTATACTCCGGGATGCTTAACTAGAATGGTAAATCTTAGCATAATTCCTGAACAGGAACGGATCCCTAGAGCGGAGTTAATGTTTGAAGAATTGTATGCTGATACCGCTAAGATGATTGAATTCGCTGTTGCTACCTTTGATATAGCTACTTCAGTTAAGGCTCAGGGTATAGCAAATTATATGGCCGAACTGCAAGACTTATACAGTAAAAAGCAATGGATGCTACGCAGCATCTTAAAGAAAGCTAGAGCATAATATCGTGCAGGCATATGAATTTATCACTGAAATAGACCGCTTGCCTAAGGCTGGATATGTGGGTGGAAAGACTACTCTACAACAGAACCCTAATTTTGTTAAGCAAACCGCAATGCCCACTGCCAAGCCATTGCCAGGTGGGAGTGGATTAGTATATGGGATCGATGAAAGGAACTATCAAACCATAGTTAGAATATATGACCCCAAGACCAATCAACCAATTGGTGCATTGAAATTAAATAAACTAGAAAAAGGGCAGTGGCCAATTCAGCCCGCCTTCCAAGTTGACACTATTACTACTGATGAGGATTATCGTGGGCAGAGCATTGCTAAATCATTATATGGTATTGTACTGTCAATAATGCACGCTACACTGCTGGCAGGCTCGCAACAGACACCCGGTGGCAGAGCATTATGGTTAAGCCTAAGCCAAATTCCTGGAGTAGAAGTCACCGGCTATCTAACTGTTTCTGACCTAGATTTAACGGTTGACACCAGTGGTATTCCAAAAAATCTTCCTGACTTTGCTAAAATGGAAAAAGCCCTGGATAGGAACGCACAGAAGACAATAGATAGTATTCAATCCTTAGGCGCTCAATACATAGGCAAGATTAATGATGACTGGCATGATCGCAGCTACCGGCGTGTATATCAATTCCCTGTTACTGTTAATATTACTGCGCGTGGTGAAGAAGTGGCCAATGCTGACAAAGCATCAAAAATTGCTATATACAACAATTTTATACCCAAGTACAACAGTGCAGGAAAACGTGCAACAGAAAGCCCCTGGGAAACAGGATTAATGGCAAGGTGGCTAGGATGAGAGCAGTTGATATTTTCAATGAAACAGAGTTAATTAATAGACCTGTAGTTGAAGCCGATCTTGACAGTCAAGAAGGCAAAGCTATTGTGTCACAATTAAAACAAGCAGGCTATCGTATGTTGGGCAAGGGCGCAGATGCTACTGTATGGACTAAAGATGCAGGTACTGTGATTAAAATCATAATGCCCGATTTAGAATCGGCTGACACTGCCGCTAAAACTTTCTATAAGTTTTATGAATTCTGTCAACAAAATAAAGGCGTAGCTCATCTGCCCAACTTTGTTGATATCAATGGTAAGCATTATACTACCTTTGAAATAGGAGGCAAAGAGTTTGTTCAAATCGCAATGGAACATCTCTATAAAATTAAAAAACATAGCTTTGAAGAAGCCATGGTGTGGAATCTAAGTGAGTTTGCAAGTAATAGGTTGTCTTGGAACAAAGCGTTAGCCGCATTACGAGCACCAGCTAGCTGGGAGCATTGGACTGCTCCTCCATCAGTCAACGCTATCACACGATATGTAAACACGTTGGATCCGCAAAGTTTACAAGAATACGAAGTTCTTTACAAACTTATGGTGATATTGTATCACACCGGCAAGATAAATAAATTAGGTTGGGATTTACACACCGAAAATGTTATGCAACGCAATGACGGTACTCTTGTAATCATCGACCCGTGGTTTGCACTGAATGAAAAGAAACATCCTTAGGACCGGTACTAGTTACCGTGGTGTGGCCGGCTGCTGGCCTGAGTATTAACCATTCGCTACGGTGAACCTCAAAAGTGAGCACAAATACTGATAAATACAATTATGAATTCTACTGATTTTATCTCTGAGACCCCGGCTATCGAATTGGCAAAAAAGTTGCCTTCATTAGAAAAACATAATTACACCACTATTGACAAGCTAATGCAACAAATTGCACGTAAACATCGCATAACTGGCGATGCTCTTCACGACTTGTTCGTTAGAAAATATAGACGGTCACCTGACAGTTGGATTAAAGGTAAATTGGATGAAGAGGATGCAGGGCTAGACATTCAAGCTGAAGTAGATAAGTTCGTTGACTGGGCTGCTAAAAGATTAAACCTGCAATCTCTTCCCCACGTTGAATTAAGCGACGATACTAAAGAGGCACAAGACGAACATCACACTGGTGGCCACATTGTAGGTGACGATAATATTTGGGTTTATGCGAAAAATCGTAACTTGGTAGACATACTTCGTACCGTGTTCCACGAATTGGTTCACGTTCGGCAAGGTGAGTTAAATATGATAAAACCAGGAGCTAGTTATCCCGGGAGCCCAATAGAGGTTATGGCAGATATGTTGGCTGGAAAATTTATCAAGATATATGGCGAGAAAAATCACCACATATTCCAATAAAGGTAGATAATACCATACCGAGACTGCGTTCGCAGTCTTGCCCAAACATTGTTGACAGTTAGTCAATATCATGCTATAATATAGCAATGCTCAAATTACTTTTCCCTTTGCCAAGACAATTAACTGTGGCATTTAGTGGCGGTCTTGATAGCGTTGCTGTTGCTGACTTTTTAAGTAGAAAACACGATATCGCCTGTGCATTTTTCCATCATAGGACCGATAATTGTGACCGTGCCGAAGAGTTCGTAACCCGATTTTGTTCTGAGCGAGGCATTACTGTTCACCTAGGGAAAATTAGTATAGTTCCCAAACCAAAGCAAATGAGCATAGAAGAATATTGGCGCATTGAACGCTATCAATTCCTCTCTACATTTGGCCCAGTAGTAACCGCCCATCACTTAAATGATTGCGTTGAGACTTATATTTGGGGGTCAATGCATGGCACTCCTAAAGTTATTCCAACGGTGCGTGATAATGTACTTCGTCCGTTTTTGACTACTCCTAAAGCTGAATTTTCCAAGTGGTGCCGGCAACATAATTTAGAATGGTGTGAGGACGCAAGTAATCGAAATATTCAATATACCCGTAATTATATTAGACATGAAATGATGCCGCATGTCCTGAAAGTAAATCCCGGTATCGATACAATGGTTAAAAAGATTGTTGAAAAACAAGTGTAAATGCTGTATAATAACATTTTAAAGGAAATATAATATGTCAGATCGAATTTTCAGTGGTGATCAAAAAATCAAACTCACGCAACTCATTAACGAAGGCATGGCAACCATGCACGAAATTGATACATTGCAGGGTGGGTTGAGCGATACGATTAAAGCTGTGGCAGAAGAGTTGGAAGTTAAACCCAGTATCCTCAAGAAAGCTGTGCGTATTGCACATAAGGCAAGTCTTGGTGCAGCTAATCAAGATCACGAATCACTAAATACAATTTTGGAAGCAGTGGGTCGCACCCTTTAAAGGAGTAAGAGTATCAGCTATATTGATTGTATCTTAGATAAAGACAAGGATGTAATCCAAGTTGTCGAGCGGGATAAGCACGGTAATAGAATCTTTACCCAGCATCCTGTAAATTATACCCTCTACTATCCTGATCGTAAGGGTAAACATCGAACCATATTTGGAACTCAGGTTAGTAAATTCACGACTAAAAGCCGGGGCGAGTTTGAAAAAGAAAGACGGATTCATTCTGGCAAGCAGTTGTTTGAGAGCGATGTAAACCCTATATACCGATGCTTGAGTGAACATTATTTGGGCGTAGATGCACCTAAGTTGCATACTTGCTTTTTCGACATTGAAACCGATTTCTCGCAAGAGAAGGGATTTTCTCCTGCAAGCGAAGCATTCAACTCAGTAACTGCTATCTCAATGTATTTGGATTGGCTAGACCAGCTAATTACATTGGTGATTGCTCCCAAACATATGAGTGCTGAGACTGGACAGGAAATGGTTTCACAGTTTGAAAACTGTATCCTATTCACTGAAGAAAAGGAGATGTTTGAAACTTTCTTTCAGCTAATTGAAGATGCTGATGTATTGACTGGTTGGAATTCAGAAGGGTACGACATCCCCTATATGGTAAATCGTGTCACTAGGGTAATGAGTAAAGATGATACTCGCAAGTTTTGTTTGTTGGGTCACCTGCCTAAACCAAGAACATATGAACGGTTTGGTAAGGAAGAAACTACATATGACTTAGTTGGTCGTATTCATATGGACTACCTTCAACTATATAAAAAATACAACTACGAAAGTAGGCACAGCTATAAGTTGGATTCTATCGGTGAGATGGAAGTTGGAGAGAACAAGACTGCATACGAAGGTACTCTCGATCAGTTGTATAATAAGGACTTTAAAAAGTTCATAGAATACAATCGACAGGATACCATGCTAATGGTAAAGATTCACAATAAGCTACAGTTCTTAGAACTTGCCAATCAAATTGCGCACGAAAACACCGTGTTGCTGCCAACCGTTATGGGGTCAGTAGCAACCATTGAAATGGCGATCATGAATGAATCTCATGCTCGCGGTATGGTAGTCCCAGATAAAAAACGAAGGAATAATAATCATGACGAAGAACAACAGCAAGCAGCAGGTGCCTATGTTGCTACTCCCAAAAGGGGCATCCATGAATGGGTCGGTGCGACGGACATTAATTCACTCTACCCCTCAGCTATCCGCGCTCTTAACTTGGCCCCGGAAACCATTGTTGCCCAGGTCCGTCAAACTTTAACCGATCAATACATGCTGGACAAGGGTATGCGACTTGCCAGAGAAAAGGCCAGACACAAAGAAGGTGACGATGATGTTACCGGTAGCGTTTTGTGGGAAGGATTGTTTGGTAGCTTAGAGTATACCGCAGTGATGAATCAGGAACGAGGAACAGTCCTCACTGTAGATTTTGAAGACGGTAGATCAGTTGAAATGAGTGCGGCTGAAATATGGAAATTTGTATTTGATAGCAATAATCCATATATGATCAGTGCCAATGGTACTATCTTTACCCATGCTACTGAGGGGGTAATTCCTGGATTGCTATCTAAATGGTATTCCGATAGAAAAATCATGCAGAAGAAGATGCGGGAAGCTACTACCAGCGAAGATCGAGACTTCTGGGATAAGCGGCAGCTGGTTAGAAAGATTTTGCTTAATTCGTGTTACGGTGCAATTTTGAATGAGCACTGTAGATTTTATGATAAACGAATCGGGCAAAGTGTCACATTGAGTGGTAGGCAAATTGTTCGGCATATGATGAGTAACATCAATGAGTGTGTTACTGGAGAGTATCAAC